CATCACGACAGTGTTGTCGATGCAGTTGCATACCTGGCATTCTACGAAGACGTTGTCAGAGGTCAATTAGATGACGATCAAGAGAAATTCTAATGCCAGTGTTTGGTGTGATTATTGTAAAGCGCAGTATGGAGCGCATACGATCAAAGGTCAGAATCCATCGACCTGGATCTCAACAAGCCAAAATGGCTTACAAAGAGCCTACTGCGATAAATGCAGACACAGCATGGAGGCTTGGCATGATGGGAGCACTTGGGATCTTCGTGCACAACAGGAATACCGACAAGGAAAACAGGAGATAAATTATGGCTTTTAATTTGGAGGATTATGAAACTGTGGAAGAAAGATTATCCAAGTTCTGGAAAGACTGCCCAGACGGGCGAATCGAAACAGAGCGAGTTGTCGCAGCTAACGCTCCGAGCGATGAATATGTATTTGTGGCTCGGCTATTTAGAACTGAGGCTGATCAATATCCAGTATCGACTGGGTGGGCGAGTGAAACGAAAACAACTTCAGGTTTTAATAAATTTGCTTGCGAGTTGTCTGAAAGTTCTGCGCTGGGTCGTGCGCTCGCTAACTGGACTTACGCCAAAAAAGGTGCAAGACCATCTAAGTTGGAAATGGAGCGAGTACGAGAAGGAGATATAAACAAGCCTACTTACGGCGCACCAGGATCTCGAACTGCAGCTGTAGTTGATGCACTTAGAGCAACTGCAACTCCTGACTGGACTGCACCTAAGTTAGAAGATCCAGCACCAATTGCCTGGTCAGTTGATGATGTTGCACAATCATTAAATGCTGAAAAGGTAGGCGAATCCTTTAACTGCAAGCATGGTCAAATGTTACTTAAAGAAGGCACATCGAAGACCGGACGTCCCTTTAAGGGTTATGTGTGTGTTGAGAAAAGCAAAGCGGATCAATGCGATCCACAATGGGCAAAGATAACTGCCAACGGCAAGTTTTACTTCCCAGATCCAGATAAGGATAAATAAATGGGCGAATTAGAAATAGTCCAACCTGATGGCTTACGCATCAGATTCAATCAGAATGACACAGTCGTGCCTGACATAGTGCCACTCAATGAATGCTGCGACATGTGTAATGATCCAAGAATGGTGCACGTTGAGGGTTTACTGACCTGCGTGGGCTGTGGAGTAATTAACAGAATCGATTACGGGCATCATGCCTAAATACGATTACGAATGTCCTGGTGAAGAAATCGTTATCGAGTACAGCCTGCCGATTGTGCACTCTAATCCGTTATGTCAAACATGCGGTGCGGTCATGAGGCAGGTTTACCAGGCAACGCCAGCAATCTTTAAAGGCAAGGGCTGGGGCTCTAAGCCATGATAGAAGCTGCGGTAATGAAATGTAATGCCTGCAAGAAATCAACTATCTTCGAGATTGAATTTGGTTGGGATACAGTGCCAGGAGTAGTTATCGCAGAATGCCAAAAATGCTACCGCAAGGGTGCAAGATTAGAGGAGGACATTATGGATAAAGAGGTTGAGAGATGCCATTTATGTGGATGCTGGAAGATGCAATTTAATAAATGCGGTGCTTGTAAGGAGTAACGCCACGCCGTCTGACCTGCACTTATGATGAAAGGACTTGACTGTATATGATAACCTTTAGAAGACATTCGCCTCAAGGGCGAAAAGGCGAGCCCCGTAGGGGATGGCTCGCAAGGTGGCACCTAATCGCGACAGCTATGATTGTGAGCCAATTACTAGCCTTAGAGCCAGTACAAGCAGCTAATATAAACGTTTACAAGCAATATGCCTTTGTGCAATTAAATAACAACTTTACTGAATTCTATTGTTTAAGTGATCTCTGGTATAAAGAATCAAGATGGAACTACAAGGCAAAAAATCCAAAGAGTAGTGCTTATGGAATACCACAGCTGTTAAAGTTAAAGAGTAATGATCCTTATTATCAGATAGATCAAGGACTTAAATACATTAAGCATAAACATAACACAGCATGTAATGCGCTCGCTTTCCATCAAAAGAAGGGCTGGTACTGATGGCTAAGCAAGGAGTTGGTACTAGGACTTGGCGCAAGACCAGGGAAAGAATATTAAGGCGTGATGGGTTCATCTGCCAGTACTGTGCACAGGAGGCTGATACAGTAGATCATGTAATACCTAGAAGATTAGGTGGATTAGATAGCGATGATAATTTAGTTGCTGCATGCCAAAGATGTAATTATTCTAAAGGGGGGCGTTTTTTTGTGAGTCGCAGGACACCACCGACCCCCATTGATCTTTCTAACCGACAAAACACCTCAATCGGGCACGATCCTTTTGAATCAGACTAGACATGCCTAAATCAGACCAGATCGATCTAAATAAGACTGGATCGACAATAGGAGGTGTGCCAACTCCTCGAATTCACTCCAAACTCAATGATTTGCCGTCTAAAGGGCAAGAAATGATCGACTTTGCAGCTGAAGTCGGTATCCCACTTATGGAATGGCAGAAGTTTGTTGCAATTCATGGGCACAAGATCAAGCCAGATGGTAGATGGCATCATTCTGAGAATGGTTTAGTCATAGCCAGGCAGAATGGCAAGTCCACATTCATGATGCTTAGAATGCTGACGGGTGCTTACGTATGGGGCGAGGGCTTACAGCTTGCATCTGCTCACAGACTTACAACATCTTTGGAAACCTTTAGACAGATAATTGCCCTAATTGAAGAAAACGATAAACTTGCATCCGAGGTCAAAAAGATCCGTTGGCAACATGGTGCAGAAGAATTGGAACTTAAAGGCAATCGCAGAATTGTAATCAAGGCAAGCAACAACGCTTCACGTGGTATCTCCAAACCTGAAACAATCCACATGGATGAGTTGCGAGAGTACAAAGATCAAGATGCCTGGTCATCGATGAGATACACCATGATAAGTGCAAAAAATCCTCAGACATGGATTTATAGCAACGCAGGCGACCAGCACAGCATAGTTTTGAATTCCTTACGCAGTAGAGCCTTAGCAGCTGCTGGAGGTGCAAATGATGATATTGGTTGGTTTGAATGGAGCGCAGAACCTAACGCTCCTATTACCCTTCCGTCGGGTGAGCCGAACTGGGAAGCGTTCGCTCAAGCCAATCCATCATTGGGAATTACAATTCATCAAGATAATTTAAGATCAGTCATTAACGATCCGCCGGACATTGTAAGAACAGAAGTATTTTGTCAATGGGTTGATACGATCAATTCAGTTGTAGATGCGCAAAAGTGGCAGTCATGTGCAATTGATCCGATTCCGCTTGATCCAGAGAAAACAATGTGGATGGGATTAGATTTAAGTCCAGATCGTAAATTTGGAGCACTAGTCGCTGCTCAAAGATTGCCAGGAGAAAGATTCTACGTGCAACTGCTTCATACCTGGGCAAATGACTTTTCATTAAACGATCTAGCAATTGCCAACGATGTCGCTCCGTATTATCGCAAATACCAGGTGGAAACTATTGCGTATAGCAAAAGGACAGCTGCTGCAGTTGCCAGCCGATTACAGCAAGCAGGAATTCCCACGACTGACATGGATGGGGCGATTTACAGCGAATCCTGCGACAGATGGCTTGGAGCGATCAACAGCCATCGTTTACAGCATGGAGATCAAGAAGAATTAACTCAACAGGTTTTATCAGCTGCAAGATTACCTTTTGGCGATGGTGCTTGGATTATTGGTAGAAGGGCATCAAGGGTTGCAGTTTGTGCAGCCGTTGCCACAGCTCTCGTTTCATACTTTGCGACACAGGTCGAAACTGAGGTTGATGTACAAATCGGATAAAGCGGACATAAGGTATAATATACGCCAATGGGAATCTTTGATCGCTTTGTAACAAATCAAGCACCAGTATTAACCACAGATGTTGAAGCTGCTGCAATACCTTTTAATTTACAGCAAGCCTTTGGCGGTTTATTTTTAGGTGCACAAACTGCATCACGTGAGCAAGCCATGTCAGTGCCATCCGTTGCTAGAGCAAGAAACATTATTTGCAGCACTGTTGGATCGCTACCTATCGAAAGTTACAATCATTTCACAAAAGAGCATTTGCGACCACAGCGTTCAATTATGCAACCAGATCCTCGAATTGCTGGATCTGCAATTTATACCTGGCTGGCTGAGGATTTATTATTCACAGGATATGCCTATGGCGTTGTTTTAGACAGCTACTCATCAACAGATGGCAGTCGCATTCGTGCATGGACAAGAGTTGCTCCAGAAAGAGTTACATACAATACAAACGCAGCACAAACTGAAATCACAGAGTATTTAATTGATGGAATGCACATTCCTCAAAGCGGTGTTGGCTCAATAATTGTATTTAGTGGTTTAGATGAAGGTGTGCTTAATCGTGCAGGTCGCACAATACGCGCAGCACTAGAATTAGAAAAAGCGGCTGAGTTATATGCTAAAGAGCCAGTGCCTACAATGGTGCTTAAATCAAATGGCACAAATTTAACTCCAGAGCGAATTACAAGATTGTTAGAAAGTTGGAAAACTGCTAGATCAACACGTGCAACTGCATTTTTAAACGCAGATGTAGAATTAACTGCACTTGGCTTTGATCCTGCTAAATTACAATTAAATGAAGCCAGAATGTACGTCAGTTTAGAATTGGCAAGAGCCTGTGGTATTCCGGCCAGTTTCTTATCTGCTGAAACAACTAGCATGACATACAGCACGACTGTGATGGAACGCAAAGCCCTTATCGATTTCAGCTTGAGATCCGTAATCACTCCGATCGAGCAAAGACTATCTGCTGCAGATTTTGTGCCGAATGGTGTTGAGGTTCGCTTTGATATTGATGACTTCTTACGTGGATCAGCATTAGAGCGTGCACAAGTTTACGAAATCCTAAACCGAATCGGTGCGATGAGCATTGAGCAAATACAAGAGGAGGAGGACTTAATCCGATGAAGATTAATTTCCCAGTAACGCTAACCGCAGCCGACAACCGCAAGAGGACAATCTCAGGAACGATTGTTACTTGGGGCGAAAAAGGCAACACATCAGCAGGAGCAACAGTTTTTGAAAAAGGCAGTATCGATTTCTCAAAGCCAGTTAAGTTATTGCTTGAGCACGATCGCACACGTCCAATTGGCAAATTGATGGACATCACAGCTGACGACAATGGCATTGAAGCAACATTCAAAATTGCTGGCACAATTGCTGGAGATGATTCTTTGCTAGAAGCTGCAGAAGGTTTAAGAGATGGTTTTAGCGTAGGCGTAATGGTAGATGATTGGGAAAACAAAGCAGGAGTTATGTCTATTAGTGCAGCCAAGTTAATTGAGGTCAGTCTAGTAACCGATCCAGCGATAGATAGCGCAAGAGTTGCAGATGTAGCAGCAACCGAGGCAACACCAGAGAATTCCGAAGCAACCGCTGCGGAAGAACAACCACAGGAGGACAAAGTGTCTGAGATTAATTCAGAAGCCCCTATCGCAACCGAAGCGGTAGAAGCGGCTAAACTTGAGCCAGTGGCCGTAAGTGCAGCAACACCAGTTGCTTACACAAAGCCACGCTCACCAATCACAAACAAAGCAACATACCTAGAGCACTCAGTACGTGCAGCACTAGGAAATGATGAGAGCAAGTTATATGTTCGCGCTGCAGATGACACAACATCAAACAACGCAGGACTTGTTCCAACACGTCAATTGACAGAAATCATCAACCCACTATCAAACGCAGATCGTCCAGCAGTAGACAGCGTTTCACGTGGCGTTCTACCTGATGCAGGCATGTCTTTTGAAATCCCTAAAATCACAGTTGTACCTGTGGTTCAAGAGGAAACTGAAGCCGATGCAATTATCGAAACAGGATTAACAAACTCATTCTTAACTGTAAACGTTAAGAAGTACGCTGGCGGACAAACATTCTCAGTTGAGTTGTTAGATCGCTCATCACCAGCATTCTTTGACGAGTTAGTCAAGCAAATGGAATTCGCTTACATCAAAGCAACAGACGTTGCAGTTATCGCTGGCCTAGTTGCTGGTGGAACAGATGGCGGAAACCGCACACTAGATGCAGCAGGACTTCTTGATTTCGTATCAGATGGATCTGTTTCAATCTACAAGAACACACTTGGAACAGCAACAAACATTCTAGTTTCACCAGAGCAATTTGGTGCAATCATGAACCTTGCTGACAATGGTCGCCCAATTTACCAAAACCTAATTGGCAACCAAAATCAAGGTGGAAATCTAACTGGTCAATCACTTGGCGGAAACTTGCTTGGATTAAACCTTCGAGTATCTCGCAACATGGCAGTTGGAGCACCAACAGCTGATGATTCACTTATCTTAATTAACCCAGATTCATACACATGGTACGAATCAGCACGCACCCGTCTACAAACCAACGTTGCCCTAAATGGTCAAATTGAGGTTTCTTACTACGGATACGGCGCACTAGCAACAAAGGTAGGCGCAGGCGCATACCGATTCATGGTTGCATAATCTAACAATCCAATAAGTGCCAGGGGTTGCTCCCGATCTCTGGCATCTTTGTAATGGGAGTTAAGGAGAAGACATGCCTAGCATTATTTCAGCAAGTGAGTTGAGAGCCGTGCTTGGTGTGTCTTCTGCCTTATATTCAGACAGTTATTTAAATGAAATTATCGATACCGCAGAAGGCGTGATCCTTCCAATGTTGGTTTCTTTTAAAAGCCCTATTCAAGAAGCTGCTTTAGAAGATAACGTAGCAACATTCACTACTTTAGGCATTCATGAATTCACTGAAGGTCAATCAGTCGTCATCGCAGGATGTGGAGCACCTTACAATGGAACACGCACAATCCTTGCAGATAATCTTGGACAATATACATTCTCATGCGCCATTACAAACGCAGATGTGGCGAGCGCAAATATCATCCCATCAGGAACTGCAACCCTTACAGCTGCTGCAACTTATGTTGGCAACCAACCAGTTCGTTCAGCGGTATTCGTAGTTTCTTTAGAAGTATTCCAATCTCGCCTTGCAGGAGGAGGTCAGATTGAAGGCGTAGATTTTACCGCTACTCCGTTCAGAATGGGCAGAAGTTTATTCAACAGATGCGTGGGCATATTAGGCGCATTTATAGATGTTGAAAGTATGGCTCAATAATGCCATCAACAATTTTATCTTCAGTTAGACAACCACTTGCAACAGCACTTGCTTCAGTAGCAGGAAATGTTTACAGTTTCGTTCCCGAGTCGGTTATCCCACCAGCAATCGTCTGCGTCCCAGACAGTCCATACCTTGAATTAGAAACAATCAGTAAATCTGCTATTCGTACAAAGATCAACATGACCATTTCAGTCGCAGTTGCTTACAACTCAAATCCAGCAAGCCTGGACAATATCGAGCAACTCATCCTAAGTGTTCTGGCAGTGATCCCAGCAGGATACATCGTCAGCTCGGTCGAAAGACCTACAGTTACACAAGTTGGAGCATCTACTTTGCTTATTAGCGATGTAAGAGTTTCTACCT